GTTTAATTATATAATATAAAGGTTATAATATTATATAATATAGTTTACTAACTATAAACTCTTTCGTCCACACTCTTCCAATCTGGTAATTTTATAGCAACACCATGATTTAACCAAAAATGAATCATTTTTTCTCTATTATTTTCATAATATTCTTGACCATGAGTGAACATTAATTCAATGGCACTATAACAAACTTCTAAAGAAGCTGCAATTGGATCTTTAAATTTTTTATCACGCCAATTACAAGTTTCCTCTACAACATCTTTATCCATTTTCATAATCCAAACTCCTCTATATTTATGTAAATCAAACGTACATTTAAGAAATGTAGTAGCTGGAGAAGTTATACTATTGTAAGGGATACTTAAATCCGTTTTAAGTGAATTGGTAAATTTAATACCATATAAATTAAAATTTTCCTGTAAACTAACCAAATTAAAATCATTCACTACCTGTTTCTTAACTGACATAATTAAATCATCACCATAAGTTACTAATCTAACATTATTATTGAAAGCCTGCATTGAAACTAAATCATATTTCTTAAGTTTTGTAAAAATATCAATCCACATTAATCTAATATATAAACTATTTACCAAAGAATTAATTTCGACTGTAATTGGATTACCACTAGGCATACCACCAAAACATTTATATAATAAATTTAACATTAAATGTTGAGCATTAATAACCTCTCTACAAATAGTCATTCTAATCATATTATTAACATCGTTATTAACCTCTTTATTATATTTATACCACAAATTAATCAATTCAAATACCTTTATAACACATTGAGGCGATAAAGTATCTCCAAATTTACTATAATCAGCAGTAACAATATTATTTCCATATTCCAATAAATAATTAGCTAATTTATCTGATTCCATTCCTTGATAATCCATTCCTATAGCTACCTCAGTTTCAAATCTTCCATTTCTATAAGCAGCTATAAAATCCATAAAATATTGCCTAACTTGTATAGTAAAATCTACAGGACTAATAGAAAAGACCCTAGTTTTACCCCTATTCAAAACCTTATCTTTATGTATCTTAGCATCCTTTAAACAATCAACAAATACTATAGGTTGAATTAAACCTCTTTTTCTATCTAA